TATCACCTAATGCAATACCGTCTGCTGTAATCTCACCTGTTACGTCAATGCCTGTAGAGGTTGTGGCGATTTTAGCTGCGTTATCGTAGTAAAGAGTTGCTGCACCATCTTGACTAAAATTAGCCATTGTTTCAGAGCCACTGTTTGATTTCAGCGTTATGTTATTACCGTCTGTAGAAAGTACTAAATCACCTGTTCCATTATCAGCAATAATACTATCACCACTATTATCGTGGTAGATATTTAATTCATTGTTACTACCAAAGGAAGCCCATTTGCCGTCTTCAAAGTTAAAACCATTACTATCGAATGTTACAGAATCAGTAGCGCCATATCTAAATGTTAGTGGAGTAGCGTTCTGAGTCCAAAAGTAAGTAGCAACATCAGCACTATCATGGTAGATTATTAAATCATTGTTATTACCAAAGCCTACAGTATCATCATCATAATTCTGCATATGGGTTTCAAAGCCAAAGCGATTATTACCTTGATTCCATATAAGTGGCTTGAACGTATAAGTAGATGAACCCGCAAGACTAACGTCACTAGCATCGCCGATACTAAAATTGACTAAGTTGAAAGTTCCGTAAGCAACAATAGCTACGTTATCTGATGTATTTGCTGCTGTAGTTAATACTACTGATGTGCCGTTAGTAGCAGTAAAGTCAGTAGTAGGTACTAGCTTAACACCATTAAGGTACACATCAATAAATCCTACATCGTACGTAGCAGGAAAATCTGTAGTAGAACCTGTGTATGCACCAGAAGATGTGCCTACAACATAGTTATATCGTTCTGCTGTGCCATTTACAGTCGAAAGTGCATCTATCCAAGCACTACCAGTATACACCTTCATTTCATTACTAGTAGTATTGAAGTACGCAGCACCCGTTAGAAGCGTATCACCATCATTGTCTACAGTAGGATCTGATGCCTTTGCACCTAAGTAACGATCATCAAATGAATCGTAAGATGCCGCAGCAGCGGTAGCAGAATCTTCAGCTTTAGCTGCGTAGTGCAGTGCAGAGTAACCTGTTGTAGTGCCGTCACTGAGCGTGTATTGCAAATCTTCAGCGTGTGTTGCAAGCTTCTGTGCATCGTCAGCATCATTAGAAGCATTAGTAGCACTGGTAGCAGCAGCAGTAGCAGAACCAAGAATGGTATCTACGTAGCCCTTACGAGTAAGGTCATCGTCAGTAGTAGGTGTCGCTGTCGAAGTAGCTTTGTTAGCTCCGAGTACGATGTTACCAGTCATGGTACCACCGGATAGATTCAACTTCGTAGCATCCGCAGTATCAACGTACGTCTTAGTTGCTGCATCCTGAGCTGAAGTAGGATCGCCCAACCCAGTAATCTTGTTTGTGCCCATCGCAATCGCACCTGTCATGGTGCCACCGGCTAGTGGGAGTTTAGTCGCAAGGGAAGTTGTTACGGTAGTTGAGAAGCTCGCATCGTCACCGAGTGCAGCAGCAAGTTCATTGAGGGTATCGAGTGCAGCAGGTGCTGAATCAACGAGAGCTGCAACTTCTGTGTCTACGTAGTTCTTAGTCGCTGCATCTTGTGGATTTACAGGGTCAGTTACGTTAGCGATGGTAGTACCAGTTACGTCTAACGTACCGTTAACAGTAACGTTGTTAAACGTGGAAGTGCCCGTAGAAGCAGTGACGTTACCTGTGGTGTTACCAGTGAGGTTGCCCGTCACATTACCTGTGACATTACCTGTGACATTACCTGTTAGATCGCCTGTTACATCGGCTGTAACTCCCCCCGATGCACTAACGGTAGTAAATGCGCCTGTACTAGGTGAAGTAGAACCGATAGTTGTGCCATCAATAGCACCGCTGTTTACGTCAACAGTACTAAAAGTAGAAGTACCAGTAGATGTGATGTTACCACTGACATTGCCTGTTACGTTGCCAGTAAGATTACCAGTGACATTGCCCGTTACATTACCAGTGACATCACCAGTTAAATCACCGGCTACATCACCAGTTAGATCGCCTAAGAATCCAGTGCTAGCAGTAACAGTAGTACCAGTAACAGCAGCGGGAGTAGTGCCTCCAATAACTGTACCATCAATGTTACCTCCAGTGATTGTTACAGCAGCTGAGATTAAAGCGTCTAAGTTAGCTGTACCATCAATATATAAGTTTTTAAATTCAGCACCCGCTGAACCTAAGTCAATGTCATCGTCAGTTACAGGAACAATCGCACCATCTTGAATGCGAATTTGCTCAACACCGTTGCCCGATACTTCCGTATAGATAGATACTCGATTATTAACTGCATCTACTACAACTTTATTATAATTATCAGTATCTGAAATTAACGGAACAAAGGCACCCTCTGCCGAAGTGCCATCGTGTGTGTGCCCTGTTGTTTCATTAAATGCATCACGAATAGCGTTATATTCTGCATTGATTGGTGCAGCACGGACTGTAGCTCCCGCAATAATATCAGCAACAGATTGTCTAGTATATCCTGCCATTGTTTACCTTCTATCGTTAACCCCGAATAGTAATACTAAGCCTTGAATACTGTGACTAGCATTAGTATCGTTTGTTACATACTTAATTGATACTGAGAAACCAGAACCTGCAATGTTTGTTTTGAATACAGGTGATGGGTTACCGTCATAAATTACACCGGCAGTATCAAATAAAGCTTCGTTATAAAATGCAGCAGCGTCTGCTGTACTTAAATTATAATCGTTTGGATTTTGTACATACTCATCTTCGTAGTCATATACCAAACCTACCGTGATGTTATTAGTTCCTTCACTTCGCATATACGTAGATAGCTTAAGAAAGTTCTTACGCAACTCTGGATCACCTAAGTGATAATATGGAGTTTGGAATAGACTAAAAATATCGTTACCATCAAAGTTACTACCTATTTCCTGACGATATACTTTACCATTACTATCACCGTGCAATACATATTCGTTTTGACCTATATATCCTGAGTCTGCACAAGTAGCTGAAATACCTAATAGTTGACCGAACTCAAATCCAATGCCGCCTTCTCGTGATTGGCGCAAGCCACCAATGATTCCATTAGATTCTGATGCTGCAAAAAATATACGAAATTGTGATTTGCTTCGTATTACTACAGAATTCAAGCCTTCTAAGTCTTGGCTGATTGCAGTGTCATTAATAATTGACTGAATGTTTTTAGATACAGTTTCAAGCTCAACGTCACCGATGCGGTCAGTAGCGGAGATAGGACGTAATCCGTCTGGTCCCATAAATAGCAAATCGCCGCCTAGCTCAATAATAGAATCAGATGCTACGCAGCCTAAGTTGTGAGTTACATCTTCCAATGTAAAGTTAGCTATGTTATTTCCAGTTATTTTTTTGATGTTGTTTATGCCAAAAACATACAACTCATTACGGAATACTTTAAGCTGTATTACTGGAAAGCCTACATTAATTACTCCAGATCCATTTGCAGGAGCATAATCTGTTTCATTATAAGGAGATGAAAAGTATACGTTATAGGGATCTGATGCATTTCCTGCTAAGAAGATATGATTATTAAATTCACTAGCATACTTAGGAGCAGTCGGAGCATTAGCGTGTGTAATCTGTGTATACGTAGTACCGTCATAATATGCGGCAGGATTTACACCATCAACTAAAACTACTTTTGCTCCTGCCCAATTGTATTTAACAAAGCGTACTTTAGATACACCCGTCATAGTTGGACTACCGGAAGTAGTTACGGCAACCCACGCTTCCGTTGCAGTGTCCCAATAATGCAAATAGTCACTGCCACTACTAGGTTTACGGCAAGCAAGTATACCGTCATTAATACCATCAAAGACACAAACACCTAATGTTTTATCTTGACCCGGTAGGTTTGGGTAGTTGTTTGCATAACCACTGATCTTGCGGTAACCACCAGTCAATGCAGGTTCGTAGTTAATTAATCGGGTAGCAGTACCCGGCTCAAACTCACCCTGTGACAATAAGTCTTTGTTGGTATTTAATCCACCTTGACAGTAGACTTTAAATATTTGTAAGTCGTCAGCCATAGTGCTTTTATCTTACAATATATGTTGAACGCAAAGATAATTTATCATCACCTAAAAGTCTACGCATCATATCTATACCTTCTTCAAATTCTTTTCCATGTAATTGTGCGCTTTGTTCATTAGAACGGAAACGCATCATGTACATCATTGCGCCTGTAATAATCACATGATTAAATCTATCTGGAATAGCGCACACATCTGTATAAGCAGTTAGATTTGAAGGGAAAGACCAGTATTTATATTCAATGATGTAAGAATCATCAGGTATTGGAGATACGCCAAACTTATTAGTTTGCGTTTGATAAACACGCATTGGTACAGCGTAACCGTCAGTACCTGCATCCTCGTCTTTTGGGCGATAGCTATCTAGGTATTCTGTGTAAGATACAACAGGTAATTTTTGAGATGCATTATCTGCACTAGATAGTTTCTTTATAAAAAAAGATTCCCAATCTACTGATGATAGAGTAGTTGGGAAATCATATTCCTGCGTTCCCGCAGTCATTGTTTGTTCTTTAGTAGCTAATGTAAACGACCACTCTTGCGCCGATTGTAAGATGGTACGAATGGAGCTATTAATAGCATCTTTAGCTAATGCTTGTATATTACGCACATTAGGAAAATCAACGCTGTCAATGGTAACTTCATTTAACCTGCGTAACAATTCATTAGTAAGATTTAAATAAGTAGCCATTTAAATTAGAAACCTTTAACGGGAAAAAGGGGGAGACAGTTAAGCCTCCCCCCAATTAGACTAGCTATTAATAGCCAGTTTGGTAACGTGCAGTTACGATACCTTCAGGACGCAAGATCTTACGACCATACAAGTGCATACCACGGACAACGTCAGCGAAGCTGTCTGGATCACGGTAAGACTCTGTCTTATTGATCTGCTGAGCAGTAGCAATAGCTGAGTCATGACCTGCGGTGATCACACCGTAGTTTGTGCTTTGTGAGGTAGTAGAACCTACAGCCGGACCAGTACCAACAGAAGGCATGTTGTTAGAAACATATACACGGAAACCATGTAGGTTGTTAATAACAAGACCATTCTGCAAACCAGAACCGCCGAAGTCTGAGTTGAACAAACGAGAATCTTCGTCTTTCAACATTTCAGCGAATACTGGATCGATAACAATCCAACGACCACTAGTGTCTACAAACTGCTCGTCCAACTTACGACTCATGCGAGCAAGAATCTGAAGTGGAGAAGTTGAGTTTGTTGGGAACGAAGTTGCACCCGGCAGACGTGGAACAACAGGGATTGCATTAGTTGCAGTACCTGAGTTGAAGTCTGAGTCGTCCAACTTGTTAGTTGCCAACAATTCATCTGAATCAGCAGAGGTGTTAGCCTTAGTGCCATTTACAGTGGTGTTGACAGTATCGCCGTTGGTATGAAGAGCTGACTGAGTGTAACCAGACAAGTACGCAAGTACTTCTTGGTCATACTGGTCACGCAAACGGTATGCAGCACGGTCAGTAGCCATCTGCATGAAGTTAACGTGAGAGTGAGCTTCTTCGATGTCATGCATCTTAAATGCGAAATAGTTCGCCTTGTCGATGGTCAAAGAGAAATCCTCATCGTCCAAGTCTTGAGCAGTAATTTGAGTACCACGCTCATAAGATTTTACTGAGATTTCAGGCTCTTTGATAATTTTAACTGAGTCACCCATTTGAGCGATCTCACCAAAATAATCATTGTTGGTAATGTCTTCTA